CCGAAAATCTCATTGAAACAGTCGATCATTAATGCGCTGTTGTCCGTCAGGTCTTCAAGGAGATTGGATCGGCTTTCTGTAATGTTAAAAACCTCACCTTTCTGGATGAACATTTTTAGAACTCGTTGTCTGTTTGTGAATTTGCGGGACAAATTCGGGTAATCCTTAAAATAGAGGTCTACTTTTTGTCTTGCGTTCATTGTCTTTTCTCCTGCGTTGTTTGTTCTTCAATGGAGATAATAATACATAATGTATTTTATACAGTCAATACAAAATGTATTATTTTTTTATGATGGCGTTACTTTTTAGGTGTGCGGATTTTTCTGGTGCTAAAATAGCAGAGGAACAGCTAATCTAAGGGAGGCTAAGGAGATGCAAAAAATAGAAGAAATGCTTAAACGATGTCGCAAGTGCCAGAAAACAACGATTCACCAAAGAAACGTGAATCAAATGGGGTGGTTTTTGATACTAGTAAATATCGTTTTATGTGCTGCCACACTCGGAGTTTGGATTTTTGTTCTGGCTGTCTGGTTTTTGCTGAATAAAAAGATAGGTGGCTGGCACTGTAGCTCTTGCAGTTAGGCAATAAAAAACCCGCAGCTATGGCGGGCGGTGGGGCGGGGTAAACAGTCTGGCTATATATCTTCAGGGGCTTGGCTTGATATTAAGACTGTAAGCGCTAAAATTCTTGATGCGTTGTATAGCAGCATAGTTATTACCTCCTAGAATATTTGATATTTTCCAATAACCCTACCCAGCACCGAGAACTCGGTAAAAATAGGATTCCATTGCGGATTAAGCGGTTGTAGATACGCTCCTCCATCCCCGATTTTATACTGCTTTAATGTAACCTCATCACTGTCTTTTAGTTTTGCTATTATAAAATGTCCGTTTTCTGGATTCCGTTGTTCTGGATCGACATATATTCTCTCTCCCTCTAAAAACGTCATTTTGGCCCCTAGTGGCGCAGTCATCGAATCACCGCGCACAACTAATCCATATACCATTACGCCTCCTTCTGCCGGTCTAGGTAGTTTTTCATCCGAATCGCCGGGATAGAAGTTATCGACTGCTTGTTCCCATTCTCCGGCTTGCACCCATGATATTACGGGGACATCAAAAGATACTTGTGGTAATTCACTGACATTATGATGCGCTTTTTCTTTTTGAATCCTTGTCGCCGGGCCTCCATCAACAATTTCCGAAACATCAACGTCTAGATACATCGCTATAGTAATAATTTCCTCAAGGCCAATAGATCTTCGACCCGTCTCATAGTGAGATTGTCTCGCCTGATCCCAGCCACAGGCTTCACCAAACTCTGACTGACTAAGGCCTATTTCTTTCCTTAGTTCTTTTATGCGGTTCCCAATCATAACGAGATCGTATGACGAAGCGTATTAATTTGAAAATACAATTAGTATTGAAATTAAATACGTAACGTATTATTATTCAGGAATGATTCGGAAAATCAGAAAAAAGCTGCGCCTTTCTCAATCACAACTGGCAGAGATGCTAAGTGTGACACAGGGAGCCATATCTCACTATGAGACGGGTCGAAGATCATTAGATAAAGACATTGCTGACGCATTAATTACGGTATCTCGTGATCTCGGATACCCGGTCTCTTATAACGATATTTTTGGCGATCAGTCCGCTTCTCAATGACTCCAAATTTTCCTCCTCCATTTGGTGTTATTCGCCCCGACCAGTTCGGGGCATATTTTTATTTCATGAAGCTGGGAAAGGTTGCCGCCTCTCCCAGCTTTTTTATGTCTTCGGTTTTGCATCACTTTCAACATGCAAGAAGAATATAACAAGCTTTCCGAAAGTTCACGAAAGATAAGCTCTGCGCTGGTTCGCGCATTGAGGAAGGTCGGAACTGATAACTTCATGCGAATCTTCGGTATTAAATCGGAAGGAACTGTATCGAAGTTTAAAAATGGATTTGAACAGCAAGAGCTACGCTGGAATGTTGACTCGTTCGCTGTGTTTCTCGATCTTGCCGGTTACAAGGTGGTAGATAAAACATCCGAAGTTCTCCCGAAGGGCTTCAAAGCCGTCCCAGAAGATTCAAAAGTCTTGCCTGATGAATGCCTCCCTGTCCCTTTAAGTATTTGTATTACGGCATATCTGGATGCGGCGGCTCATTTAGGGGAGGGCAACAGTCAGGTTAAGCATTATCGAAATGCGCTTATTGCTGTAGGTGTTTTAAAGCGGTCTGAGGGTGAATTGATCATAAACGTATCAGACTTAATTAAGGCTCGCCGATGAACAATATCCACTTCCATCACCCTCTATCTAAAGCCAAATGCTTAGCGCTTGGAGATGAAGGCTTTGGTGATGAGTTCATGAAAGGCAACATCACCATAGACGGTAACCTTGCAGACTTCATAGAAGGAAACTCCGACGGCGCTCTAAGTCGCTGGGTTCCATATATCAGGAGTCCTCGTTCCTTCACAGGTCAGCACTACGACATAGCACCCGACTTCTACAAAATAATGCTAGGAAATGAGCGTATTTATACGTGCGGAAATTACGATTATCCTGACATAAATCTTGCTCAAGCCCAACGTAGCAAACAGTTACAGCATACTAACTGGCTAAACCTTACAGGCACAGAACGAGTATTAGAGTGCGGGTTTGGCTGGGGCAATCTTTCTCAATACATTGGCGAGGGTTGTTCTTATTATCACGGCCTTACGGTCTCGGAAGAGCAGCAGCAAATAGCAAAAGCAACAAATCAATATTTCCACAATGAATACCATCTTAGTAGCTGGAATAGACACAACTATTCAGCAAGCTATGACCGATTCACATCTATTTGTATGTTGGAACATGTCGGCATTAAGCACATGTCTGAATTTGTTCAATGGATATCTGATTCGCTAGTTCATGGCGGCATAGGAACGCTTCAATTCATATCCAGAGACAAGCCTATTTCTGAATGGGCGGACAAACATATCTTCCCCGGCGCAGAGCCTCCACAGCTAAACATGCTTATGCGCTTGATGAAGCAAAACAATCTATCTGTGACGCACTACAGGGAGCGTGGAGACGATTACGTAAGAACCCTTACTGACTGGCTAGCAAACGTAGAAAACAACGCACAAGCCATCACAGCGCTCGGTATGGACGATCAATTCATAAGAATTATGCAACTGTATTTAAGCGGCGGCATTGTTTCATTTCGCACTGGCGCAAGTCAGTTAATTCAACTGAGGTTTGAGAAGCGATGAAGTTTTTATATTTGCTGAACATATTCATTCCGGTGTTTGCAATCTCGTTTGCGGCCTTGTCTCCGTCAGGTTATGTGCTTGGTTTTGAAGTTGCAGCCATGACTGGGTGGATGGCTGCATATGTTGAGAGGTATTTGATATGAACAAACCAATACAAACACAGATACCGCAATCACGGGCTATTAGCAGTGACTTAAAAGTCGTTCTAAGAGAGAAAGGCGATGTCGATGCTTTTTATAAGTCGCGTGGTTTGAATGCAATAGCAGAGGTTAGGAGGAGATCGAAACGTAATGGCTAACCAATGGTTTAGATTGTATTCGCGGATCATGACGGATCCCGCAATTGAGTTTTTATCGTTTGAAGATCAACGTCATTTTGTTTGGTTGTTGTGTTTGAAAAACGATGGCGTCTTGGATAAAAAATACCCTGAAGAAGACATGCTTGATAAGGTGGTTGCAAGGAAATTAGGCCTTCAAGGAGAGGCGTTTCAAAACTGCAAAGAGCGACTGTTACGTAACAATCTTGTAACAAATAAGTGGCAGCCAAAAAAATGGAACGCTCTTCAGTTCAAAACGGACTCCTCAAAAGAAAGGGTTAAAAAACATAGACTTAAGAAGAAAAAAGACGAAGAAATGGAACATGACTGTAACGTTACAGAAACGTTACATGTAACGTCCCCAGATACAGAACAGAACAGAGCAGAAAAAATAAATAAAAAGCTACCGCTTTTCGTTCTCGCTGCTTGGAATTCATTTGCAGAATCTTCTGGACACCCAAAGGCATTAACGATGTCTGACGGAAGAAAAAAACATCTACGAGCTAGAGTTAAATTAGATCTTGTTCGAGGGCAGGTTGATTTTTGGGAATCGTTATTTGATTTTGCCGGAACGCAAAAAGGATTAGAGGGTAAAGATTGGTTTGGCTTAGATTGGATTTTGAAGTCTGAAGAAAATTTATTGAAGTTGATGGAGGGGAAGTATGCAAAACCATTTGAATAAACCGCCGCAAAATATCCCTGCTGAGAGATTATTGATCGGCGGCTTGTTGATGGGCGGCGAAGTGGTAATTGATTCCGTTGTTGATCACGTTGCAGCGGTAGATTTCTATAGCGATGATTTTCGCAAAGCGTATGAAGTTATTTTGTCGCTATATTCGGATTCCAAAAAAGTCGATCTGATAACGGTATCAAACAAGCTAGGAGGGAATTCACTATCTGAGCTTGGGTTCGCTTGTGAAGATACGAGGGCGTTAAGAAACGCACCAGAACACGCGAAGATAATTCGAGAGAGAGCAATCGAAAGAAGTTTGCTTCTTGCAAGCTATGAGATTCAGGAGATAGTTGCATCTGATCGAGAGACCAAAGAAAAATCTGATATGTCCGAAAGGGCAATTATGCAAGTTACGGAAGTTAGAGATACCACTGGGCCTGTTCTGGTCGATTCAGTGATGGATGATTTTGTTGATGATCTTGAGCGGCGTTTTGAGCTTAAGGGCGAGATTGTCGGGCTGTCTACAGGGTTCGATAGGCTGGATAAAAAAACAGGAGGCCTAGAGGGCGGCGACCTAGTGATAATTGCTGGCCGTCCAAGCATGGGGAAAACAAGCCTTGCGATGAATATGGCGCAGCACGTGACAATTGACCAAAAAAAGAACGCCTGCGTTTTTACAATGGAGATGCCTAATCGACAGATTATTCAGAGAATGGTTTCTTCCTCCGTAGGAGTTCCACTGCAAGATTTAAAAAGCGGCCGGATTGATGAGGATATGTGGCCTAGAGTTACAAGAGGAATTCAGCTTGTCTCCGAAGCGCCATTGAGAGTTGACGAGACTCCCGGATTGACGCCGACACAAATCAGATCGAGAGCAAGACGCATACACAGAAAAACCCCGCTGTCGCTTATCGTGATTGATTACCTTCAGCTTATGGAGGCAACGACACACAAAGACAATCAGAATCTAAAAATTGCTGAGATAACTCGAAGCATGAAGGGGCTGGCGATTGAGTTAGATGTTCCAGTGATTTTATTAAGCCAGCTTAACAGAGACGTAGAGAAGCGAGCCGACCGTAGGCCAAAGATGTCGGACTTAAGGGATTCTGGCGCGATTGAGCAAGACGCAGACATTATCTTGATGACCTATCGCGATGAACAATATGACAAAGATTCTCCCAATGCTGGATTAGCTGAAATTGTTATAGCCAAGCAGCGCAACGGGGAAACCGGAACCATAACGTTAGGCTTTGAAGGAGCTTATACGCGATTCACAAACACAGATCAAATTGCTTCGGGCTATCAAGCGCCAAAAGCAGAAGTTAAACAATTTTCCTATTCTAAGAGGGCATCATGAGAGCAATAGAACCAACCTTGGAAGACGTCGAATATCTACAGCATTTAATCGAGATTGAGGGGAAGTCTATTTATTATTGCGCTAAGAAGCTGGATCAACATCGAAATGTTGTAAAGCGCTGGATTAATGTTTACGGAATTAAATATGACCCCAACAAAAAATCATTAGATCCTAAAAAGATTAGAGGTTATTACCTGCTTCTTAAGTGTGTCGATAAAGTTAAAGACTTATACGGGGTAGAGCCAGAACAAACTCACAAGGCGATGCTGGATTGTGGGTTTACAGAAATAGACGGAAAATATTTTCACGTCTCTGAAATAGAAAGACGTAAGAACGCAAAGGCAAGGAGGGAGCTTAAATTGAAGGAGATAGAAGAAAGAAAAAATGATGTTCCGAAGTATTACACACAACGAACTATTGATAAGGATTCCATAGCTCTTCGGTTATCGCGGGGCGTCTCAGCAGCTGGATATCAATGAGCAAGAAAACCTGCATGAACTGCTTATTCAAAGTTGGCGTAGAGCGAACAGCCTGCCGCCATCCAGATAACTTGCATCATGCGCGTAATCCGATGATAGGAAATATTCACGGGTATCCGATTAGGAGCAATCCTGAGCTGGGTTGTGAGCTTTGGTGCGCGCAGGTGCAGAAATGAGGTTTAAAAACTTTTTGGTTTTTATTTTGATTGCTTTCCCCCTTGTATTGTTCGGCGGATTTATTTTGTCTGATTCTTTTTGGGCTATGGCCTATGGGTACTGGGCTTTCTCCGCCTCATTTAAGACGGCAGATCTGTTTTTCCCTTGCAAGGGTTTATGGCAATGAGCTTGGCATACGAGGATGAAAAACAATCTCCTGAAAAAGAAGAGGCCAGGAGAACGAAGCTCCAGAATGCAAGCCTGCATCTTTGGTGCCAGCAAGCGGCAGAAGTTTTTTTAGAACAAGGTTTAGACATGAAAGCGGTTCTAAAACCTGAAGTCGAAATAGCTTGGAATAAAGATATGGTGAAAGAATATTTATGGAGGCCAATCATGGAAATCATGATCCAAGAGAAATCTACAACAGAAATGAATACGGTTAACCCAACGGAAATACTTGACGTTATTTCGCACCATATGGCCTCCAAGCATGGCGTGACACTTCCGCCTTGGCCTTCGAAGGAAACACAATACAACAAAGCGATAGGGAGAACCGATGACTGATCCAATCTGCGACCACTGCAAAAAGAAAGTTCTATTTCATTCTGGGTGGACTGTTATAGATGGCGAACTTGTTTGTGAGGAGTGTCAGAAGTGAGCTTTCAAAAAAACGTGTCAGGTAAAAGCCAGAAGATTCGCAATAGTGCAAAGGGTAGGGATTGCACTGTTCGTATTCCTGGTATTTGCAATCATAATCCTGAAACTGTTGTTCTGGCGCACATGAACGGCGGTGGCGCTGGAATGAAAGTGCCGGATTGGGAGGCTTGTTATGCGTGTTCAAACTGCCATGACGCCATAGATCGAAGATTGAGAACAAATATGGACTACACGTTTTATCATTATCAGGCTTGTCAAGAAACGCGTCAAATTCTTTTTAATGAAGGGTACTTAAAAATTGCATGAAAAAAATAACGATAGTTATCCCTTACCCGATGCCTACTTGGAACCGCATTTTGGCAATGAATCCGTGGGAAAGAAAGCGTTTAAGGGATTTCATACACCTGTACACATTCGAATCCACTCGGTACGCAAGCGGCTTTGTGACGCAGATGGAATATCAGCAAAAGCTGCAATCGATGGAATCGTCAAGGCAGGACTACTTCAAGATGATTCGACCAAGTTTGTCAAAGAAGTCCGCTACAGCCAAGAAAAAACGAAAGGCCCGGAATACACAGTGATCACATTGGAGACAGAATAAAAATATCAACCTTGATACGAATATTGCTTAGCGTTATTTGCTTGTATTTTATCTACTGGGAGACTGGATTAGTCACAGCAACCTTCATCGTCCTTGCGTTTATTTTTTGTGAGATTTTAGGCGCATGGGCAGGTCTTGCACAGCCAGCCATTATCTACTGCTATAAAAAAATGGGCGCATCAGACGAGCCAACCCCAAGAGAAGAAGAAATGCTAAATCTTATTCTAATCCAGCAAAAGTCTATTGATATGAATAGTCAAGCAATAAAGAATATTAATTCAAGAGTTTTCCCGCAGGAAGCGCCCCGAAGTAAAACGCAAATCAACTAGGTCTAAAAAATGTTACGAGACAACGGCAACGGCTTGGCGGTGAATATATTATCTGACGGTGAACTTAATCGTCTTCTTTCACTGGCAAAGACTAAAACGGCTCGCATTACGGCTTTGGTTCAATATTTAGAGGGTAGGGGTGTAAACATTGATCCAGAGAACAGGCTGTGGCTTTGGCAAATGTGTGACGAAACATATAAGTCTAAGGCCAAGAAATTAGAGGCGGACATAGAGTCGGGAGAAGTCGCACGGAGGATGGCCGCTTGATGGACAGATATACTGCTGAGATCTCCGCCCTAATCGGCGGTAACTACGTGGATACTGAGACTATTAATGATGCTCTAAATTCTTGGGGCGCTTGGTCTGGCACTGACGAGGCCGAAATAAGGAGGATGACAGGCTATAACTGCCAGCTTGGACGCCTGATAAAGTCCAGTAATCGGATTGTAGAGAGAACCAACGACATCAAAGTTCGTGATTTGGTCGCTTACTACCCTGAATCTCTTTACCAGAAAATTGATGAAAAGCGAAAGCAGATGGTTATGTCTGAAAAGAACATAATGGACGCAAGGTATCGGTACCGATTCAAAGAAAAGCAGATATTAAAGTTTTTCGATAGGGGTGTTTATAATCGATCTTTGAGAGCGATTCATCGACTAACCGCCGAGGCTATGGCTGTCAGGATCGCCGCTTGAGATATTTCTATATTTATTTGCTCTCCAGCAAGGCCGCGCAAACGATATCGATAGGTGCCTCTTATAGCAAAAACATCAACGAGGATATTGTAGAAGTTCAGGGATCTCGGGGGTTTATCTTGGAAGGCTGGTTTATTGGTAAGCCTGCCGACTTAACTGTTCTGCGCGAGATATTCAGGCCATATAAAAATAGATCAAAACATGGATATTATAGGCGCAGCGAGATAATTGAAAACTGGATAACTTTGTTGAATTCGGATGATAGAGATACGGCGCGTGAACTTTTAGAGATTCATAGACGATTGAAATAAACCTATGTTTGTCTTGAAAATGGAATGTGAAACAGGTATTATCGGGTATAGTTGAAATAACTGCACGTAAATCATTATCAAAGCCCTGAGACTGGAAGCAGCTCGGGGTTTTTTATTGGGAATTATATACTTTACAAACCTACTGTAATTATATATAGTTAGACTCTAGTCAGAGGAGTCAATTATGTGTGATTTAACCGCCCCGCAATTTCAAAGTGAAGAGGCTGCAAGACAGCATATTGAGGCAAATAGATGGCCTGATGGCGCTGTATGCCCTCACTGCGGTTGTAACGAGCGTATTTATGCCATTGAGGCCAATAAAAAGAAGAAGATACGTAAAGGGCTGTATAAGTGCGGAGATTGCGATAAATCGTTTACAGTGACGGTTGGGACGGTATTCGAGAGGAGCCGCGTACCGTTGAATAAGTGGTTAATGGCTATTCACCTGATGTGCGCCAGCAAAAAGGGTATTTCGAGCCACCAGCTTCATAGAATGCTTGGCGTGACCTATAAAACAGCTTGGTTTATGGCTCATCGTATCCGAGAGGCTATGAAAGACGATCATTCTGATCCGATGGGTGGTGAAGGTGAGACGGTTGAGGTTGATGAGACCTATTGGGGAGCAAAGCCTCGAAAGCACGGTAAGAAAGGGCGTGGTTTTCACCATAAACAGAAAATATTTACACTGGTTGAGCGGGGTGGTCGTGACGACTTATGGAGAAACTAAAGATGAATAGTGCCGTAGACAAATTTAAATCGTCAACGCATTACATAATTTCAAAATGCCCTGATCCAAAGGATTTGGGAGCAACAAGATTAAATAAGATACTTTGGTATGCGGACTCTTATGCATATAAAGCAACTGGCAATACCATTACAGGTTCAACTTATTTAAGGCATCAGAGAGGGCCAGTTCCATCAAGGGTTCTGGCATCTTTGCGACAGCTTAAGAGTGAGGGGAAAATAGAAATAACTGATCCCATTGCTCCGTACCAGCCTAGATTGTACGAGTCTCTGGCAGAGCCAGACACTAGCGTTTTATCAAAGGTTGAAAAGGAGTATTTGGATGGTTTTTCAAAAATTATTTGTGAAAGCTATAGCGCAAACAGCATCAGCGAGGCTTCTCATGATGAAATTTGGGAGTCCGCGATGGACGGGGAGGAGATACCCGTAGAGGCAACATTAGTTTCTTCTTCTGGAGACTATAACCCCAAGGTGCAGGCGTGGGCTGACGAAGTTATAAGCACGAATGTCTAAAGATTGGTTATCAAGCCGAACAATTATAGAAAGCGAAGAGGCGAGCACTTCGTTACTTCGATTAGGAAAAGAATTTGAGCGATTTGATGATCAGTGGATCGGCTTTTCTTGGTTTCTTTGTCGTTCTCCTGAAAAATCTCGGCATAAAGAGTTAAATGGTCTCGAATATCGACTGATGCATCGCGCAGGGGACTCCAAATTTAGTCTTGTTGGGATTGCTGCTGTTTATACTTACGATGAGAACTGTGTGAGCCTGATAGATGTTCAGGCTTGGGAGGAAGGCGATGATTGAAAATAAAAACGCTAAGGAGAGCCAGGTACTGAATAAGATGCTCAATACCCCGCCGGATAAAAAAAGTCCGACTAAGAAAAAACAATCAAAGAAACCCGCCAAATGAGCGGGTTTTTTAATGGAGAAAAGGGAATGGATTACATCATCTTTGGTAGCAGTATGTATTGCTATGAGATAGCCGAACACGATCCTGCTACTGACGAAGCAAGGATAACGATTTACTTAAACCCCGATGACGTTAGGGCGAGAAAGCCACTTAGAAACGAATCAGTATCTAGCTGGAGCAGCTATTTATCTGCCAAGTGATCTAGATTGTTCTTCTCCTTTCCGTCAGGACGAGTACGTAAATGTTCTTTTTTGTCGGACGGGTTCACGACGATAGCGTCTACCTTTCCTTGTTTTGCCATATCAATAGCTGTTTTTATAGGCGTAAAGCTAGAGTTTCCTTGTAGTTTTACGTGAGAGATGTTGCCTTTTTTGTCTGACTTGGCATCAATAATTTTTCGTTTATTAACCATTCCATAGCTCCATTATGAGAAGGGTTAAATAATATCACTCGGGGTTTGTTATGTATATAACACCCTTTTTATTGTCCATTCGGACATTCAATATTTACCGCCCACACCAAAACCTCACATCGAGAATATATAAGTTTGTTGGTTGCTGGGCGGTGATTTATCAAGGAATACCTATGAAGCTGATCAGTATCATGCTGGTTCTGGCGCTGTATGGCTGCGCCTCGACTGTTGAAGAGAATGAAGCGGAGCCAGAGAAGGAGCTGACAGCGTGGGATACGTGCGAGCCAGTTGAGAATAGTAATCCTTCTACCCCGCCGATGGTTTGCGAAGTAGGAAGCCTTCCCATTGTGCTTTGTTCTGATGAAAACACATCAAAAGCACTTTTAAGCAGATACCTTGATTATGGCCCAGAAGCGTTTCAACGGGCTTTTGTGGTCTCGAATCGCGTTGGTTTATGCAAAACAGGCGCACCGAATATTATAACGGTTGCTCCAAAGGAACATTGGCGCGACGGCAAGGTTAGAAATCAGCGCGTAGAGATTTATGCAATAGAGGTTCAGGACAGCGAAGGAAATCGCTGGTTTAGTAATTACATGGTTGCACAGGATGAGGCGATTTAATGCCAGAAGTTTATTTTAAGGATACGGACTGGCCTGATTTGGCTGGTTCGCTAGAGATTGATGGATCAATCGATTTGACGGGAACCACAGCCACGCTATTTAGTGGTCAGTGGGATAACTATGATGCAAACAATCCGTTTAATGGTCCGCTAACGATAGATAGCATTAACGGCAACATGGTTAATTATAGCTACGCTGTTGAGCTGTCAGACACGGCGGTTGTTACTCAGGCGTCGGGAATAAATCTTCATATTAGGTTTGCTTTAAGCGATGGCCAGGAGTTCGTTAGGGAATGCGTTCAAAACATCGTTGTTAAGACGGCAAAATGAGTATTCAAGTATCACTTCAGGCTGAGCATACTGTCACAGAATCGGGTTTATCCGCTTCTTTTTTGGTGACTAGTTGTAGTCTTGATAAGCGATACACGCTAACAATTAGTGGGGTTACTTACTTAACGACTGAGAGCGGTGATTTCCTCACTACTGAGTCAGGAGACAGGATAATTTTAGGATGAAAAGGATTTTATTTGCTGCGTTATGTCTTGGCTTTTCATGCCCGGCTATTTCGCAAGAAACCGCCATTACGGCACTTCCAGAGGTTACAAGCCCATCAAATACAGATGATTTAGTAATTGTTAACGGCGGAGTTACTCGAAAGATTGAGCGCGGAAATTTAGTTTTAAGCGATGCGGAGGTAGCAAATAAGCCCTCGGTACAGGCAAATACAACACATTCAGCAAGCACTGCTAACCCGCACTCAGTAACAGCGGCGCAAATTGGTGTTGCAGATGGTGCAACAGCAAACGATACAGATACAAACCTTCGAGATAGAGCAACACATACAGGTTCTCAACCTCTAAGCACGATATCAGATTCCGGCGCTCTTGCTGCTTTGGATGATATAGATGCTTTAGCTTTGTTGGACGGGGCGCTTTGCGGGACAAACGAAATACTAGAAGATCAAGGCGCGGGGTGGGTATGTATTGCAACGCCTGGGGGCGGTGGCGGCGGAGCCGTTAGCTCGGTAAACACTCAAACGGGCGTAGTGGTTTTAGACGCTGACGACCTGGACGACGCTTCAACATCGCATAAATACGTAACTGCGGCTGATTTAACTAATCTTGGAAACCTCAGTGGCACAAATACAGGTGATCAAGACATCTCAGGAATAAGTACTAATTCCACCGATATCTCGACACTTCAAAGCGAACAAACAACACAAGACGCAGCGATCACATCGGCAACAGCAAGGCCTGCTACGGTTTCGCTAGAAGTTGATGATTGTATTGAGTTCTATGATGACAACAACTCCAATGTAAGAGCTTGCGCGACTGTTTCGGATATCAACGTATCTAACCCCGACATCAGCGAGGCGGCAGGAGCGCCATCAAGCACACCGGGAAAGGTTGGTGATATCTATATTGATACTACTAACGGCGATTCCTACGTAGCTATAGGAACTGGAGGTTCTGGCGATTGGAAGAACACAGAAGACGCAGGCGGATCTGAATCAACAACAGTTAGTGATACTGCAACCGTAGATTTGACCCTTGCTAGTGATAATGTTTCGGGAATTGTGGTTCTGGGTTCATTGGATGAATCCCATTTAGACGCCAGCGTAAATGCTTCTCTTGATCTAGCTGATAGTGCTGTACAGACAGATACTAACACGCAGTTGTCAGACTCTGATGTGGAAGCAGCTTATAACAATCAAGTTGGGCAGGTAAGTGCTGCTGAGATAAGTGCAGGAACGGAGCCTTCTGTTAGGCGGTTCAGCCCCGATGATATCGAGGCTATGATTCAGGCTCACGCCGTTGGCGGCTCATCTCAAACAGAATCCTTTATTGTTCCTCTAGGCGATGAAACAACCGATCACTCTACTGGAACCGATATTTTTAGGTTCCGTATGCCTTACGCATTCACTGTTACCGATGTCCGCTTGTCGTGCAATACAGCTCCAACAGGTGCAACACTGTTCACAGCGGATGTTAGCGAGTCGGGTGTGAGTATTTTAAGTACACTGGTCACACTGGATGATGGCGAAAGCACTTCGACAACGGCGGCGACTCCTTACGTTTTGAGCGATACAGCTTTGGCAGATGATGCAGAAATATCAGTCGCTATCGTTGCTGTCGGAGATACAACGGCAGGGGCTGGCTGTAAATTAACAATTATTGGTAATCAGTAATGCGTAGCTTAATTGTCGCGTTAGTGTTGATTGCTTTTCCGGCTTCAGCTGGGATAGTGGGAAATCCTTTTGTTTCCTTTCCGGCTCCGGCTGGCCCTCCCTCTTCTTTTGATCCAGAGTCAGACGTAAGCTCTGCGACTCTTTGGGCTGGGTATACATTTTTTGATTCAACCACCTTGTACACAAATACGGCCTGTACAGCAGCCGTTACAACGAACGGTGATTCTATTCAGTGTGCGGCTGATATTTCTGCCAACGGATATGATTTAACCGAGGCAACTGATCCCCCGACCTATAACACAGCAATATTCTCAACGTCTGGCGGTCGCTTCGATGGCACTGAGCATTTAAGGAATTCGGCGGTCACTTTTGGTAGCACAGAGCTTACTGTTTTCATCCAGATGATCAATGTTGTTACTGGTTTTGATAGGCCAATAGTCTCAATGGAGACAGCTACGGGTACATGGGATAGTGAGTTCGATAGCTGGGCACTGAGTGATCGCGATACCAACTTGCTTGGAACGTTTTATAATAACGGCGGTATTTTCTTTGACAGCACAAACCCGATTTCAGGGAATACAACGCTTAGATATACGCATGATTTTGATGACGCAGGCGGACAATCAGCCGAGATATTTTTTAACGGCGTTTCTCAGAATACAGCCGGTTATGAATCGGGGGCTTTCGGGACATTTGACCCAACAGTTTTAACCTTAGCGCGTGACAGGGCTGGCGCAAATATTTCAGAAATAGATGTTTGTGCAATGCTTATTTATGATGGTATTCCAAACGCGGCGGATACGATAGCAATTGAAAACTGGTTGAGTAGTAATTGCTAGAATGAAAATACTATTCATTATCCTATTCTTGTTTAGTTCTTCGGTTTGGGCGCAGGCAGTGCGTTATGACTGGGGGCCAAACCCTAGTGAGGTTTTGGTACCAACTTGGCCCAATAATCCAAGCGCGAGTGTTTCAGTAGATGTCGGAACTTCTTCTGAATTTACATCGGCTTTGGCTCTAGGTGATCGTCGTATCAACTTCACTGCTGATATCACTGTGCCGGGTAGCATTACGATTAGCACGAATGACAATTTAATTGATCTGAATGGATTCACGCTGACTTCAAATATCAATACGGATTCAGGTATGAGTCGCGTTGAGATTACCAATGGAGTTGTTAACGGTAATTATTTTCTATTTGGGCAGGACATTCTTTTCGATAATGTGAATATTGTTGGTGGCGCTGCTTCTGATACGGTAATAAACGCCACAAGATTTGCAATCATAAATTCCAATGTCCGAGTAGATGGCACAAACTTTTTAACAGAGTCGGCTTCTTACGGCATATTTGCCAATACTTTGCTTGAAGCAGTTGGCCCTTTAGACCGCCCCGCGATTAGGGTTATGAGTGCAGATAGATTGGTTATTGTTGACTCAAGGCTGGTTGGGTTTGGTAATTCTCCATTACGTTTGCATGTTGGCGATCCTCCTGCAACAAGAGGTTCGAACAATATATGGGTTGCTAGAACTGATGTCATAGCGCAGGGAATTGGAGCTTTTTGGATAAACAGAACGGCAGGCGCTGGGGCTGAACCTTCAGCAACAATGAGAAATATTCTTGTTGAAGACAACACGCTGTATAACACTAACTTTGATATCAATTCAGATTCGGCGGCGGATATACCGCTTTATTTTGATATCACCATAAGACGCAACCATAACAATAATGGTTCTGTCGGTTTGTCGCCTTTCGGCTTCGGTGGTGATACTGCGAATGGGTATATTTTTCACGTCTCTGGCCCTGACACAAATACAACAGGCCCATCTATCACAATCCCTGCATTTACAGGTGGTTATGAATCTGGTGGCAATCCCCCTGTCCAGCCAAGTGGTGTTGATTTAGGTGGGCTACGTCTTGGCGGACAAGGAATAAAGCTTAATTAAAGGAATGAAGACAAATGCCATCATTTTCAAACATAACAGCGGAACTTTCTGAAACAGAGGGAACCGCGAGCTATGAGTTTACAGGTCGTCTTTTTAATTCAATAGATTTTGCTTCTTCATTGGTTGACGGTCAGCAATATGGATATGTTGCTTATTACGCGGATAACTCAATAGAAGGGATAGAAGTCGGTCGAGGCACTTGGTTTTCAGCTACGGGGCTATTTACTAGAGATGTTATTGAGACATCGTCTAATTCAAATCTCCCGGTTTCATGGTTATCTGGTGAAAAGATTGTCGAAATAGTTGTAACGCAAAATCAATACACGGACTTATCGAACCAGTTCGCGAATAACGTTTATATACATAACCAAGCAATATCTTCGGCCACTTGGACAATAAATCACAACTTAGGCTTTAGGCCGAATATAACTATCACGGATTCGTCAGGAGATGAATGTGAGGGAGATGTGGATCATCCTTCACTAAATCAGGCGATTATCAATTTCTCAGCAGCTTTTACAGGGACAGCAAGGCTAAATTAACATGGCTAAAAAATTCTTAACTAATATTGATCTGGCTTTAAACGAGCTTTTAAATGTCAGATTGCAGAATCTAGCGGCCGACCCGACAGGGGCGGAGGGCCGTATTTATTTTAACACGACTAACAACGAAGCTAGGCTTTTTGCAGGTGGTGCTTGGGCACCGTTTGGCAGCGGTATTACTGCGGCAGACGTTTTAGCATTACTGTTAACAGTGGATGGGACAGGTAGCGGACTCGATGCAGATACGCTTGACGGTTTAGAGGCTACTGCTTTTGCAGCATCAGTACATAATCATTTGGCCGCAGATATTACAGACTTCAATACGGCTGTCCAGGCTGTTGTCGATACCTTAGTTGATTCTGCCCCAGGCGCGCTGGATACTTTGAACGAGTTAGCAGCCGCGCTTAATGATGACCCCAACTTTGCTACAACTATCACAAATTTAGTCAATGGCAAGGTTGATTCTTTTAATTTCGTTACCGCAACAACCTCCGCTTCTCAAGTTGTCGCGCATAACTTGGCAAGTCTTGATTGCGTTGTCTCAATCATCGAGAGCGCTACAGGCGAGGCGGTAATGGCAGATGTTGTTAGAGATTCTGCTAATCAGGTTACAGTAACATTTAACCCTGCGCCGACGGCTAATCAGTACGAAATAATCGTTCACGCTTAAGCCATGAGGGTTTTAAGTGACTTTGATTTGGCTGGAAACCAAGTCAAGGAGGCGGCTGATGCGACAGATCAAAACGATTATGTCACATTGCAGCAGGTGCAAAATCTTTCTGGTTCTGCCGCTGCTGGTTCTACTCTTGGTCTCCAGCAAAGCTTGCTAGCGAATGCGGGGCAGCCCGCACTAACAGTCCTGGCCGTAGGTTATACAAATACAGGAAGGTTCCAGGGTGTTTCTTTAGGCGATGGAAATGTAATAGAGGTTTATGCCTCTGGATTAGATTTTAACTCTGGGAATGTCCTTTATAGAGAATTTATGTCCCTTGGTGAGCCTATTGTGTTCAGTGGTATCTCTAACGGTGCCATTGTTACATCGACGCAGGGTTTTTATGGGTTTAGTGAGGGTGCCTTTGGCAACAATGAATCTCCGATGCCTTTGTTGTCTTATGGTTTGGCGTTTCAATTCACCTTTTTCTTTGGTTTTAGAAACTTTGGCACCGCAACGAATCTTACTGAAGGCTTGGTGCATGTCGTTAATGGCCCGCTAGAGAATATTATAAAACTGACTGATGGTTCAGGGAATACTATCGACGGACAAGACGGCATAGAGCTATCTCCTTGGGAATATGTAGAACTTCATGGGACGGGAGTGCGGGAATACATTTTAGAAGGCACCAACTCAATGATGGCCTGCACTAATGCAAACATGGACGCAAATGGATTCTATGATTCGCGCCTAATTATGCCGTTATCAAACGATCTTATTTCATGGCCTCGTTCTGGTGATTTCTCGACCCCTTATGAAAACGTAGTAACTAATTACTTTGTACGAGATGGGGCGCAGGGAACATTTACCACGAGTGCCGGTTCTCCTACAGCTATTGATAGCGTGACTGGTGCGACTGACTCGGATTATGAGCCAAATGGTGCAACGAGAACTTTAATTAATGGTCTTGGGACATGGTACTCGGGTGCAGATAGTGCAGGTTTAGAGGCTTCTCCGGCAATGCCAGTTAGCGCAATGTCTCAGATTGTAGCGCAGCCGCTATACATCGACGATGTGGGGGATGGCGGTAACTCGGGCATAGCAATAGCAAGTCCTTACGAGGGTACTGCGCGTGTTTTTCAATGGAATGAAGCTAATGGTGTTGCAGAACTTGCATACACTGTTCCTCTGCTGAGAAACGGAGTTACGGTAACTAGTAAGGAGGATCAAAAGCACCCCTCCGCAGGACAAGTTGCCAATGAAACCACTACAGGAACGGTCACTCTTGTTGGGGATCTGGGGCCTGGGTACGTTATTGCAGATGTTCCTATAACCGTAGTAGTTCAAAATGGTTCGCAAACGCAGGGTCCGGCACAAACTCTAAGAAGCCAGAATGGAACAACTGACACAGGTATACGGGATGATGATGATGAAACGTTGTCTCTTGGATGGACTCCTTCAACCATAAGAGCAGAGATTACGGAAGGAACTGACGGCATATTGTACAAAAGGGAAATTGCGGCAGGTGGTGTTGATACGTGGGCGGTGGCTTAAGTTATGGACGCATATGTAGCACTTGTACCGTTAAGGCGGGGAATCGCAGCACGCGGACTGTCTGCGCCATTACCTTACTTTGTCCCCGTTGTATGTGATTCCTCAAGCGGAGCGCCAAACAATCCTACAGTAAGTGGGGTAGTAAGCGGAAACAATATCAAAGGATTGATAAGCAGAGAACCAGCCGTAAAAAGCTCTATCTCTGGGAACATAAAAGGAACGATAGGTATTTTATAAGATGGCTAAAACTTTCGATTGGTGGCTTGATGACAATAGGGAATATCACGCCATCCTAGAAGATGAGGAGACAGGACGCCCACACAAAGCTACGTTAACAGCTACGGTTAGAGCGCTTATCAAGGACTACAACAAGATGAATATCTTAGTGCCGGAAGAAACCATGTCTCCTAATGATGAATGGTTATCCGGCGTATTTCCAATTACTTTTAATCAAGTTAATGAGGCCGGTGTAACCGATCTGGGTCAAGCATGGTTGCAAGTAAAGGTAACAGAGGTTGGTCAAGCAACATATACGACTGACATTCCAATAGTATTAAACAAGTCCTTGGGCTTGTAAGGATGAGAGATGGGACTCACAGCGAAACAGGAAGCATTCGTATCTGAATATCTGATTGATTTAAACGCTACACAGGCAGCTATTCGGGCTGGGTATAGTGAAAAGACAGCATATTCGATAGGTCAAGAGAACCTGAACAAACCTGTAATAGCTGATGCGATAGCCGAAGCCAGAAAAGCGGTGATGAAGCGCAATGAAACCACTGTGGATACCATTGACGGAATGCTCAAGAAGGCCTTTAAGGTTGGTGAAGACAAAAAGAGCTCAAACGGCATGACAGCAGCGGCTAATGGGTTGGCTAAACTTCACGGACTGATAATCGACAAGGCTAAGGTAGAGCAATCAAACGAATCAATTGACCGTCTTGTTGATGCTGTATTAGATGCAAGAGAAAGTTGATTTACTTAGGGCGACCATAGGCAATAAGCGCTGGCGTCTGTCTCACATATACAAGATAGAGAATAAGTTTGGCGGTGTAGAGGTATTCAAGCCAAATCAGGCGCAGGAAGCATTACTTGATAACGCGCACTACCTGAATATCATACTGAAAGCCCGACAGCTTGGGTTTTCTACCTTGATTGATATCGAGGCATTGGATACGGCCCTGTTTAGTAAGAATCAGAGCATAGGGATTATTGCCGACACTCTGGATAATGCTAAGGCGTTGTTGGCGAATAAGATTAAGTTTGCCTATCGTCAGTTAGACCCAAGATTTGCACAGCTTATACCGAAGATACTAAAGTCTAACGAGACTAGCATGGAGTTTAGTAACGGCAGCTCAATACGTGTTGGTGCTTCATTAAGATCGGGAACATACAACTTCCTGCATATATCTGAGTACGGAAAGATATGCACTAGAACACCTTTGAAGGCCAGAGAGGTTAAGACAGGCTCTTTAAACACCATTGCACCAAAGCAGCGGGTTTATATCGAATCTACGGCAGAGGGTCAGGAAGGTGACTATTTCGATAAGTGTCAAGTTGCGGAGAACAGGCAGCTAGAGGGGGCGGAAGATGGAGAGATGGATTATCGCTTTCATTTCTTCCCTTGGTATCTAGATCCGGCTTATATCTCAGAAGAAAGACCGTTATCAGATAAGCAGAAAGATTACTTTAGATCGCTTGCTGCTGAACACGGTATAGAGCTAACACCTGAGCAAAAATATTGGTACGCCGCCAAGCAACAAGAGCAGGGCGACGACATGAAGAGGGAGTTTCCCTCGATACCTGCGGAGGCGTTTGAGGCTTCTGTAGAGGGTTCCTACTATAAGCGCCAGATGACATGGCTGAGGGAGAACAATCGCCTTGTGACTGGGTTGTATGACCCATCACTACCCGTTGAAACAATATGGGATTTGGGCGTTGGTGATCCAACAGCTATTTGGTTTAGGCAGCGCCATCGCAACGAGTATCGTTACATTGACTACTACTACGATACAGGCGAAGGAATAAAGTTTTACATAGATGTTCTGAAAAGGCGCGGTTATACCTATTCAGAGCATATTGCCCCGCATGACATTGAGGTCAGGGAGTGGGGTACGGGTGTTTCTCGAATAGAGACAGCTAGGAAGCTGGGATTGAACTTCTCTAAGGCGGCAAACATAGGCGTAGACGACGGAATAGACGCTGTTCGTACTCACTTATTGCAATGCGTATTTGACAAGGAAAAGTGCGCGGAAGGAATTAAGTGTCTGGATAATTACAGAAAGGAATGGGATGACAATAAGGGAATATTTCGTGACAAGCCATACCATGATTGGGCTTCTCACGGTTCAGACGCATTCAGATATGGAGCTATCGGCGAGATTGAAAACACTATGGATATCGGCATTGCAGCGGGGATGTACTAATGCCTGTTAATACATTACATCCTGAATATCTCAAGTACGCGCAAGATTGGCAGATTGTTCGTGATTGCATTGCGGGTGAGACCACGATTAAGCATGCCGGTGAACGCTACTTACCCAAGACATCAGGGCAGAGAAAAGCTGAATCAGAAATAATAGAGATATCAAAGCAGCCGTATACCGCATACAAGAATAGAGCGCAGTTCCCAGAGATTGTCGCGCCCGGATTAAGGGCAATGGTTGCTGTAGGCCATCGCAAACAAGCTACCATCGAATTACCTCCAGGCATGGAGTATTTGAAGGATAGTTGCACCAAGGACGGAGCGCCATTAGACGAGTTTGCACGCAGGCTTACTAGACAGACACTACAGACAGGTCGAACCGGAATACTTGTTGATGTTGATGAAAGTGGTCAGGCACATTTCCTGACCTATACAGCGGAAGACATCACCAACTGGAAAACAGATCTAGAGGGCGATAGCGATACATTTCGACTTGTTGTCCTTAGAGAGTTTTATGATGAAGTAGCTGATATATACGAGCATCAGATGCGCGAGGAATATCGTGTTCTCAGATTAGAGAACGGCGTGTATTCATCAGAAGTATTTAGGTATAACGAGGGGTTTTTTGAGTCTACAGAAGGAGCGCTTCCTGAGACATCCGGCGAGCGGTTACTAACTGAGATTCCATTTGTCATTGCGGGTAGTGTAGACACAAAGCCTAGCGTTGATGAAATCCCGCTTCTTCCGATGTGTCGTAGTGCGGTGAATGTATATCAACTATCCGCCGATTATAGAAACTCATTATTTCTTACAGGCCAATCTACCCATTGGATTGCAGGCGCTAGAACTGAAGATGTTGGCACTGATTGTATTGGTCCTCCATCAATTTGGCGTCTATCCAATACAGATGCAAAGGTCGGCATATTAGAAACAAACGGGACAGGCATTGCAGCGCACAGGGAGGCCATTAACGACGAGCTACAGCGCGCTGCTGAGCATGGCTCACAGCTTGTTACAGAAGGATCACAAGCAGAGGCCGCTGAGACAGTAAGGCTAAGAATGTTTAGCCAGCAGGCAACACTACACAGCGTTGTACAGACTGGTGGAATGGCTATTGAGAAGGCGCTTAAATATGCGGCTGAGTGGACGGGTAAAGACCCTGAAAAGTGTGTTTATGAGCCGCCTCAAGATTTTAGCGATATCGAATTAAACGAAACCTTCTTTAGAGAGCTTGTTAACGCTTGGAAGGTTGGAGCGATACCTCAAGAGGTTCTATTCGAGCAAATGCGTGAGGGTGGTATGACAGCCCTTGAGGATGATGAGCTGCAAGGCTTAATTGAGGAGCAGGCATTTCCGCCATCTGGTGAGCCTGTCATTTAGTGGATCGCGAAACCTATACGGACCTCGTTGCTATACACAATGTGCATAGTCAGCGATACGGATCATTTACAGTAAACCGTATGCTCAAGCAGCTTAATCGCGTTGATCGAGAGATCACGCTAAGACTGCAAGAGTTGATGGAAGGATTGACGGAGAGGGAGATAAGCGCCTTAATTGCGAACAATTTCACCACGCGAAGACTTGTTTCTATTAGGGATCAGGTGCGCGAGATGGCTAGTCAGGCTAGACGCATTGTCGGCGGTGAACTAAGAACGAGGGCGGAGGAGCTAATAGAGTATGAAGCTGCTTGGGCTGTTGGTATTACCGGAGCGATTGCTGAGATACCAGAATTCAATGGGCCTAGCGTCTCGCAGGTCTATTCGTCTGCTCAGTCTAGGCCAATGCTGGGCAAACACGTTAGAGACCATGTAAGAGACCTAGATACCCAGACCAGAAACTTAGTATTCGGCGCTATACGCGAAGGCTTTTTAATCGGCGATAGTGTGCCTACCATTGCTCGCAGGATTAGAGGATCAGCCGCAGAGAATTTTACTGATGGTGAGCTGTTCCGAAGAAATAGGGGTGTTGAGACAGTAGTTAGGACGGCCCTTAAGCACTATTCCATTAATGCGATACAGGCGACCTATGAATCAATGGGCGTTAAGGAGTATCAGTGGTTGAGCGTCCTCGACTCACGCACCTGTTTGACAGCAGATACACCAATATTAACCCCAGGCGGCTATCTACCCATCTCAGAAATTAATAAGGGAGATGTTGTTATAGGCCATAGCGGAGAGGGAAGAGAGGTTAACGCCACGCTAAAAACAGTGTCGGAAAAGATTTGTACTGTAACACTTGAAAATGGCGAAAAAATCAAATGTACGCCAGACCACAGGTGGATGACATCTGAGGGCTGGGTAGAGGCTAAAGACTTAACACCAGATCACGATATAGCAGAGCTTCAATGAGAAAATTAGCGGGATTGTGCGCCCTTTGCGGTTCGGAGGTTAGAGGGAAAAAGAAGTCAAGATCACGTGATGGGAAAAAGTCTAAGAATATTTTTTGTGGTATGGATTGTTACCGTAAACACCAAAAGAAGATAACTGACGACAGAAAAAACACCTGCGTTAAGTGTGGTGTTTTATTTGTACCCAGCCAGAACTCGGCTAAGTATTGCTCTTGGGATTGCCGGGTTTCAGATAAGCGGGTAGAGCCAAATAAATGCGTAAATTGTTTAGCCATATTTACCCCTGTTAAGCATCATAAAAATAGAGGCTACACCGGGAATTCTCAAGGCAAAACCTGCTCAGAGTCTTGTCAGAATTTGTGGATAAGAAACAACGAAGAGAGAAAGAAAAAGATTAGCTTTGCTTTTACTGGAAACAAACACCCGAACTGGAACGGCGGATCGTCGAGTGCCAGCTACAGAGGAGTTGGCTGGAAAGCTATTAGTGAAAGAGTAAGACGGCGCGACGGCTATAAATGCCAAGACTGCGGAATTAGTCAAGATGATTATGGGAGGAGCCTTGATGTTCATCATATTATTCCGTTTCACCAAGATGGAAAGAATCAAAACAGGCTTTCTAATTTAGTATCTTTGTGCAAAACCTGTCACATGAAGGCGGAGTGGGCATATAGAAAAAATAACAAAATGCAAGAGAGTTTAATCTGTGCGAGTTAGTTCTGTTGAAATAGAGGATGTTTCGGTTGATGTCTATGACATCGAGGTAGATGTAGACCACACTTTCATCGTGAGTGGTTGTGTTCTCTCAAATAGCAAGCTATGCGCCCCGCTAGACGGAAAGATATTCCCAAAGGATAAAGGCCCAAGACCGCCGCTACACCCTAATTGCAGAAGCGACATATTGCCTGTATTGAGTACAGAGCCAAGCGGAACGCGCCCTTATGTGCGCTCTACCACAGACAAGCCGCTAGGTCAGATGACCAAGAAGGAAAGGGCTGAGGTTGAGATTGGATCAGTTCATGCTAAGACAACTTATGCGTCATGGTTTAGGCGACAGGATACTGAGTTCCAGAGACACTGGCTAGGCAAGACAAAATACGACTTGTACAAGAAAGGCGGACTGAAGCTAGAGCGTTTCAGCGATCCTAGAAAGGGCAAGGTTTATACGATTGACGAGCTTAGGCGTAGAGACGCTGAAGCATTTAAGAAAGCAGGTCTATAGAGGGCATTATGAGTATTAAAAAAGTAGTAGTTCAGCTTGATTTCAGCAATTCAGATATGCCAACGATTACTAGTGGAAGTAATTTCGGTTATGTCTTGCCTTCTGGGTCGGATTGGTATGAGGATTACAATGAATTCGGTGAGGCTCTGATAGAGGAGACCTCTACATCAAAACCCCCTAAAGAATCGGTCGACAAGCTGGTTGCTCTAGGAATGGACGCAAAGGATATAATCTCGCTTCATGCTGCTGGAGTGATCTAGGTTATAATAGGGGATGGGCGTAAAACTCATTCACTCCACCGACAAACCTGAGCCAAAGAAATACAGGGCGCGGAATCATCACGAATCCGAGCCTATTTTATGCCCTAAATGTAACGGCTCTATCTTCATTGAAATAGTATCTAGTCCGTTGCGTAAAAAGGGTAGAAGGTTGATGCGATCAGGCGAGAAAAAGCTGATCTGTCAAAGCTGCTCACTTCGCGGAAAAACAGTTATAGTTGATTAGTTTTTATCTGTTTTTATAGATGTAAAACAACCTTTTTGTGCTACAATACAGCATGGCAGGGATTAACAAATACACGGATAAATAATCTCTAATGGATAGGCGCAATTTCCTACAGTTTTTAGCGTTCTCGCTACCAGCCACGGCATTAGCCAAGGAAGATCCAAGAACCACATACGCACTAGTATGGGAAAGAGACGGGGTTCAGATTGGCTCTATAGAGGTTTCAGAGGAGGTATTTTTTGCCAGCCTCAGAGACTAAAGACAACCCCTTCCGCCGCTGGATGGATGGCTTAGAGGACGGATGGGCTGAGTATGAGGAAGAAGATGAAAACTAAAGAATGGCTAAAGCCGGGAACGCTTCCTGCTATATGAGTAAGTCTCTAAAACCGCCTAGATTAGTTGAGGAAGTTTTTTTTGAGGGCTTGGAGTCTTTAAACGATATAGAGCTTCCTAGAGCCAATATTGCTTTTGACGATAGCTTTGAGAACGAAAAGCTGGACATTGTTGATTCTTTAGAATTTATAGCTAATTACCATTCCACCCTAAAGCCAGAAGAAGTTACTGAGAAGTTACTTAAACTAGCTAGAAGGGTTAGTGAATTATGAACACCTGCAAGACCTGCAAGCATTGGGATGTATTCGACACTCCCAGAGAAAATACAAATTATGCTTGCATATTGCTGAGCGGACACAACAATATAGATATTGATGGCGCAGAGTTATGGTTTGGGTATGATGGCGATATTCAGCCTATCATCACTGAGGAAAACTTCGGCTGTATCCATCACGAAAAAACAACGGACAGATAGCTCAATGAGAGAGCCTAAGCGTGCAGGTTCAACCCCTGCTCTGTCCTCCAGATTGTAAGAGCCGACTAGCGGCGGCATGGCCTTCGGGCAATTTTACATTCCCTTTACGGCTCCAAGGGTGCGCTAGAGAAGCCCCGAATATGATGCTACAGCGCCAGATGCGTAGGCGCAGTTAATAACTGCTGGTTTGTTGCCAGTTGACCCGTTTAATCGTTCGGGCAGCATCACCATTTCTATTAAAAATTGATGCAAATTGGCCGATTATTTGGCCGATGTTTAACACCAAGCCCTATCAGAAATGTTGGGGCTTTTTTAATGCCCGGGTATTAATCAAAGAATACCCGGATAGTTCGACCTTTTAATTATTTTTAGATGTGTTCATCTTTTATGAACGAGGAATATAAATGAGCAAATCAGATACAGTGAAGATTCCGAGAGAAGTGTATGAAATGCTTCTAAAAAGAATAGAGGAGCTTGAGGCAAGGGAAAATACGCGCAGAACTTACCCAACTTGGGAGTACGTTCCGCCAACTTACTATCCCGATTACCCTAAGTATGTCGGGCCTAATTATCATCCCTATATAACTTATTCTTCATCAATATCAAATAATGAACAATAATATCTCAGACACTGAGTTCATGAGACTTTATAAAGAAGCTAAGGAGCGCCTTGCTAGAGTTAATTGGCTCATTATGGACGCAAGAGAGCATCACGAGAAATCTATGGCTAAGCGGATTAAGAAAGCCGCATAAGACGACCAAACAACAAGATTCACTGACCGGCCTAGCGCCGGTTTTTTTACGCCTAATCGAAGGCATTTACGGCAATAGGAATTGCCAAGCATCTAAACCAGGAGGTTACAAGGATGTCAGAAGTAGATACTAACTCGGAAGAGTTCAAGCAAGCGTTATCCGTAGCAACAGAAAGTCTTAGGAAAGAGTTCGAGGAAAAGGATAGCAGGTTAGCAGCACACAAAGATGAGCTGGTTAGCGAAAAGAGAGAGATAGAGGCAAGGCTAAAAGAAACTCAAGGCACTTTGGATAAATACAAGGGGCTTGGAGACGTGGATAACCTTAAGGATGTTATTTCACGGTTCGAAGATAGCGAAGAAGCCAAGATGATCAAAGAGGGGAAGATTGACGATGTGATTAATGGGCGCATCGACAAGCAACGCACTCAGTGGGAGGCCAAATTAAAGGCCGAGGCTGACAGCAACCTCTCATTAAAAGAACAACTAGAGAGCAGAGATAAGGTTATTTCTGGCCTCGTAGTAGATGGCGCAATACAAACCACAGCAGCTTCGATTGAAGATTTTAGGGGTGAAGCTATGGAGGATGTTGTAGCGCGTGGTCGCAACGTCTGGAAGGTCGAGGATGGCAAAGCAGTTGCCTATGGCCCAGACGGTAATCAGTTATTTAACGCTAAGGGAGAGCCTTTAGCTGTGAATGAATGGATCGATTCTATGCGTGAATCCGCTCCTCACTACTTCCGTTCTGCCAAGGGTACGAACGCAAAGGGTGGCGGCGGTAAAGCTTCAAGCAATCAGAAACGATCTGATATGAGTCTGGCTGATAAGTCGGCATTCATAAGAGAACACGGGCAAGAAGAGTACTTCAATTTGCCTGAATAGCGATTCGGCTAGGAAGCTGGGTCAGCGCAGGAGCGCACATACCAATTCAATTAATTTTTTAAAGGACTAAAACAATGGCTATCGGCACTCAAGCTGACTTAACTATTTATGAAACTTTGTTTCACACTTCATTTACTGAGACTCTTCAGCAGGAGACTGCAGTATTTAACGGCGCATCAAACGGCGCTATCGTAATGACTGCCCGCAATATCATGGGTCACTATGAGCAATCTACTATGTGGCGCGATATTGTTGGATTAGTAGAGCGACGCGATACTGACTCAGTGGCTGCGCTTACTCCTGAACTGATCCCTGACGATGAGAACATTAGCGTCAAGGTCAACCGCAAGACTAAGCTAATGTCTATGACTAAGGATGCTTTTCGTAAGCGTAACCAACCTATGGACGAATTCGTTCAGGTTTTGGGGCAGCAATACGCTAAGGCGGCTATGGTTGATTACGTTAACACTTGCCTGCTTTGCGGTGTTGCTGCTATCGGTAACAATGCTGACGCGGCTTTACCTGCAATTGCGGCTACAGCCACTCACACCAATTTGGTTGATGGTAAGTATCTGTTTGGCGATCAGGCTGGGCGCATCAATCTGTTTGTCATGCACTCTAAAGTACACGGTGACCTGTTGAAGCTTGGTATTGCTGACCAGATCACTAACGTTGCAGATGTTGTTATTAACAACGGAACAATTGGCGTTTTGGGCGCTCCTGCTCTTATCGTTGATTCTCCTTCTCTGTTAGTTCCTGGCGCTCCAGACACATACAACACTCTTGGCCTTGCTCAAGGCGCACTAAGCGTTATCGAGTCAGAAGAAAAAGACTTTGGTCTTGATACCGATATCACTCTCGAAAATACTGCAATGCAGTATAAGAATGAGTGGGCTTACAACCTTTCTGTTAAGGGTTATAAGTGGGATATCGCCAATGGTGGAGAGAACCCTGCTGATGCAGCGCTTTCAACTGGCACAAACTGGCTTTCTAATGTCTCGGACGTTAAGAGTTCAGCAGGCGTACTGATTAACACTCAGTAAAACCTATTTGTTAAGTAGTTATTATGGCGGGGGAAACCCCGCCTTTTTTATTGGATCATTATGAAATATCTAGTTTATATCGAAGCGAACGAAGCCGCTATGAAAGAGGCAGAGTTATTGCGTAAGGAAGGGCATAAAGTACAGTTTCGCAATGCCCGTTTTTTCAAAGAGAAAGAATCTTGTGACGTTGTTGTGACCAATGACGACAAAGTAAAGGAAGCTTATTCTGACAAGGATGTTAGGTCGTCTCTGGTTAAGCCTGTAAAGGTTGAAGAGGCATCTAAAGAAGACAAGCCGCAGCCCAAGAAAAAGACGAGCAAAAAGAAATGAGCAAGATATTAATCTATAGCTATTTCCCTGAAAGGTACGAGGAGGAAAGGGCAGCACTAAAAGCCCAAGGCCACCATGCGGTTATTCGCAAATTAGTTGAACATCCTGATGGCGGCTGTGCTTGCAATGACAAGCTTGAGCCATGCCATTACGTGATCACCGATGAGCCTTGTATTGTTGAAGCATACAAAGAAGGATTTCCTAATCTGGAAGTTCGTTTTGATGATAGCGAGCCTGTAGAGGTTCAAGACGACATCGAAGACCTTCCTAAGAAGAAGAAAAAGAAATGATCGGAACGGAAGCCGGAGCGGATATCTACTTTGCCAGCAACGCAGCATGGACAAGCCTATCGTCTGCTGCAAAGCAATCTAACCTAAACGCAGCAACTTTATACCTAAATAGCCGCGTTACGTGGAAGGGAAATATCACTTCTGGTGCGCAACTTGATTCATGGCCTAGAAAGTACGTTGTTGATAACGAAGGGCGCGAGATTGATTCAATCGTGGTACCTAGTGCTATAGAGTTTGCCTCTTACGAGCTTGCGTTAATCCATTCGACCACAAGCTTATTCGAGACTCAGCAGTCATCAGGTAGAGAGTTGATTAGGGATCGAGTGAAGGCTGGCGAGGTCGAGGCAGAGCAGGAGTGGGCGGAAGGAACGGCAACTATTACGCTACACGGACAAACAATTTGGGAGAATGTGAACGCATTGATATTCCCTTATACAGAGCAAGATAAAGGCTTGCTTTGCCGAGCCTAATATGGGAATTCAGAGCAGAATACAGTCAGGGCTTCATGCTGCAGGCATTGATCCCGACAGACTAGGCGATGCTTACCGCACAATGTATTTGGTGCGTGATATCTACCCAGAATATGACCCTGAAGAACGAGACCCGAAGCCTGCTGAAGCTGTATACCAATTTCAGGCTTTTAAAATATACGGACATACGAAAGAGATAGATCAGGAGCATGCTCCCTCCGTAGATATGAAGATTATTATCTTGCAGAACCAGTTATCTGTAAGACCAGATTTAAACGACAAGGTGCGGTTAGGTCGAGATACATTTTGCATTATGCCTCAGTCAGATGGAAAAGCATTTGGCGAGGATGGTGCTGATGCTGCTTGGACTGTTCACTTGAGAAAGATATGACAACTATCGTAACGGATGGGGTTACAGTTGCTTGTGACGGGTTAATGACGTTCGGTGCATTTATGGCATCAGGCTCGCAAACAAAGATATTTAGAGCAAACAATGAAGTATACGGAATAGCGGGAGAGTGCGCGGCTGATACCGAGATAAGGAAATGGATCAAGGGCGGATGTAGCCCGGAAGACTTGCCAGATTTGGAGGAGCGAGATTTCTCCGCGATCCGAGTTAATACGAAGAAAATATATTACCTAGATCAATACTGTTTTGAGTGGCTGGAAATGAAAGCGCCGTTCGGAATTGGATCAGGTGGAGATTACGCGGTTGTCGCATTGCGCGCAGGCGCAACAATAAAAAAAGCCGTGCAGGTCGCTATTGACTCTGACGTATACAGCGGCGGAAAGATATACACACTAAAAGTTTAAGTAACCAGTCTGGTTACTTCTTACATGCTTGCCGACGAATCGGGAGCACACAAGACCTCAAGGATCGCAAGGACGCGGAATAGAGGCACAGGAAGGGCAGGGACGCCCACTTATTTAAACATTTTCCTGCTCTAAGTTTTTATCAGGCTGATGAGACTGCGCAAAGGTGCGACCCGTGCAGCCGAACCAAACAAGCGATGGCAAGTTATTTGGGGAGTTTTGAGTTCGCAGGAAGCGGGCTGTTGCCACTTATTTACTAAAGGAATTGAATCATGGGATGGAGCGAACAGCCTTCGGTCTTTATGACTGCGGTCAGAGAGGAAGTTGATGAATTCTTTGATGAAGTTGCTTTAGATGGCTTGGCTACTGTTAAGCGCCTTAACCCTGTTGCATTGGTTAATGGCGGAACATCTCGCGGTGGGTGGACTATTGAGAACCAAGGAAAGACAAGAAAAATAACTAATAACGTCATATACATCACCGCACTAGAAGACGGGCATTCACAGCAAGCCCCAAATGGAATGGCCGGAATAACTGCAGACATCCTAAAGCAAAAGTATGGACTAACAGAGATAAAGGTGACGCGTGAATCTTGATAGCGTCTCTCAGCTTATCGAAAGCGAGTTTGCGAAGTGCTGGGATGATCGATGCCCCGTTGCATACGACAACTATCCGTTTAAAGGCCAAGGCGAGTGGGTGCGGTTAACCATCATGCCAGGAGAGTCTTTTAGCAGGTCGGTAGCTAACGGCCCATGCTTGCGAACAGTCGGCATGGTCACATTGCAGATATTCACGCCAAAAGATCAGGGTGTAGCTAAATCAAATCGCCATATGCAGGCGTTTAAGGAAATATTCGAACACCAGCGATTACAGGGAATTGTATTTCGCGGTTCTTCGATGGTCAGGGATGGGTCGCAGGAATCCATCTACATGACCAACGTATCAATCCCTTTCCAGTGGGATTCACACAATTAATCAAAGGAAGGACACACAATGTCAGAAGCAAATGCAGTAAGGGTTATTGCAGCCCCAGAAGTGGACTATGGGGTCGTTCCCACTGGTGCCGCTTACACCACTTTTCGTTGGACGGCTGAGCGATTCACGGGCACGCCGCGAGTTGCACGTTCTCAAGAAGTAAGAAACGACCGAGGCATCTCAGATCAGTTTATTACTGGCTTGGATGTAACTGGCGCTGTTGATTACGAGTTAACAGCGGGTACTTATGACGAGTACATGGAAGCCGCAATGCACGGCACATGGACAACCGACGTTTTGCGAGTTGGAACGCTTGACCGCTCTTTCAGTATTCAGAAATCATATACCGATTTTGCCGCAGGTCAGAACGCGATTTTAACAGGAAACCGCGTTAGTCAATGGAACCTAGATATGGCTTACGGTTCGCCCGTAACAGGTCTATTCAGTTTTGTTGGTAACGGGATTGAGACCGATACAGCGTCATTAATTAACACTGGGACCATTAACGCTCCGACAACTACAGAGGTTTTCAACGCTTCTGCTGATTTCGGTAGCTTCATGATCGATGGTAATCCATCTACTGTTTGCGCCAAGTCTGCAAATCTTCGTCTTAATAACAACTTCCGACCCATCGAATGTATGGGCGCTCTTGCTCCGACAGATCAATCTAAAGGAACCGCTTTGGTTGAGATTGATATCGAGGCATACCTAGATGAAGGCGCATGGGCGCTTTATGAAAAGGTTCTGATTCAAGAATCTACAGAGTTCGAGTTCACGCTAACTAATGGCGCGCAATCCTACTCTTTCTACATGCCGAACCTAAAGTTAACTGGTGAGATGCCACAAGCCACAGGATTGGATACAGATGTGATGCTGAGTCTTTCAGGTGTCGGTCTCGTAGACGGATCTGGTGATTCATTAGTAGTTACTCGAGTAACTTAAACAGCAAGGCCCAGGAATCGGGCCAATGCTTTAAAACTTTTCACACAGCCTCCTATTCAGGGGGCTTTTTTTATTTACGGCCTAGGAGGCCATTTAAAGGAGACAGAGAATGTCATTTGATATTGCAAAAAAGAAGATTAAAGGTAATGAGGCGTGGTTTAACTATGAGGGAGGGAAGTTCCTTGTGCGTTCTGCGTCTAGCCCTGAGTTTCTTGACGTAAAGGACCGTGTAGAGCGCCCTTATAGAAAGAAGATTGACCGCAACAAGTTATCTAGCAAGGTAAGCAATCAGCTTATGCGTGAGACAGTTTGCAAAGGTCTTGTGATGGACTGGAAAGACATCGTTGATGGTGGAGAGCCTGTTAAGTTCAGCGAAGAGGCCTTGATGCAGATTCTTGAGAACGATGATGATTTTGCTTTGCAGATTTCAGAGTTTGCTGGGGATCAGGAAAACTACCGCGTCGCTTTAAAGGATAAAGCAAAAAAATAATAGCGTCCTTTCGTTGGCACGCCAAATACGGAAAGAAGGAAGGCGATAAAGGATTAAGCGACGGAGAGTTCATTGAGGCTATGCGGGAACTGGGGAAGAAGGACTCTGCCCCAGACCGCCCAATCCTGAACGAAAACGAGTACTGGTATGCGGAATGCTACCAAGACCTTGCTCACTCTGCTGACGAACAAGGACGCATCCCCCTAAGTGAAATAAAAGCATACACAGACATGACGCCTGTCCCAGACGGCTTGCCTGATTTTATGCACGTCATTCGACAAATAAACATCGGCTTAAATTCAAAGGATTGATATGGCAAGGCTAGGCATCGAGATACTTACATCGAAAGCTGAGAGGGCGTTAGAAGGCCTTCAAGGCAAGATGCAAGCCACCTGGAGGGTCGGTGAGACTTTGGCTCAAAAGTCCAAGTCACTGGGCACTACGATGTCGAATGCCTATAGCACTGCTCGGACAAAGATAGGAACCAGTTTGTCTGGTATTGGTGACGATATAGGCGCTTTAGTGCGCCGTGCGACGCAATTTGCAGCGGCAACTGCGGCGTTAGCTTTTTTTGACTTTGGCAGAACTATTATCGAGTTCGAGAAGTTTGAAGGACAGTTAGAAACGGTTTTCGGCGGTGCTAAGGATTTGGCAAACGATGCCTTTCTAGCTATCGAAGATTTCGCTAGTAAAACGCCCTTTACTCTTGATCAGTCGGTTAAGGCGTTCACTACACTATCTAATCTAGGAATAAAACCTACTGAAGCGAACCTTACCTCTTTTGGCAATACGGCTTCTGCGATGGGTAAGTCTCTCAATCAATTTATTGAGGCCGTTGCAGATGCAGCAACGGGTGAGTTTGAGAGACTTAAGGAGTTTGGAATAAAGGCCAAACAGCAAGGCGATGACGTTGCTTTCACTTTTAAGGGAATCACTACAACAGTAGGTAAAAATGCTGAAGAGATAACTGGATATCTTCGCAGTATTGGTGAGAATGATTTTGCTGGCGCTATGGAGCGTCAGATGGATCGGTTACCGGGTCTTCTGTCAAACCTTAGAGATAACATCCAAGGATTGTGGCGAGACATAGGAAACTCAGGAGCCACTGATTTCTTTGCCGATATGGTTCGTGTTGCTGTTGAGGGAACTAATTCTGTTAGAGAGGCTATTCGTTCAGGATTGGCGGGTGATCTCTTTAGTGCGATTACAGGTCAATGGGCGTCTACTCTTAGCTCTGGTTTTCAGATATTAGGCGGTCTTGGCGCGGGATTTGTTGGATGGTGGGGTGATAATGTAGTTGCTCCTGTAATGTCGTTTATTACCGGCGAAGAAGTTCAGGCCGGAAGTGGCTGGCAGACATACTTCAGTTTTATTGGAGAGTCGTTTGTAAATCTCCCAGCTAATGCAAGGGCAGCATTTACCATAATTCTAGGAGAGGCAGATCAGGCCGGAATTACAGTTGTAGAAGCATTCCGATTGATGGCTAACTCTATGGACAGATTATGGCTTGAGGTTGGTAATGCTGGAGATGTTGCTTGGAATGCTCTGAAACTTGGCGCTGCAATCGCTATAGATAACATTATCCTTGCTTTCGCGGGAATGGTTAATTCGATTGGAGCAAGTTTAAACGCTTTGCCTGATGCTCTTGTCCCGGATAGCTGGATTGCAGGGATAGACAGTGCAGCCGCATCATTAACCGGCCTTGCGACCAATCAGGCTAATGTAAAAGCAGAAATAGAGGCCACTTCAGCATCCTTTGGCCAGCAAATTGCGGTTCTTTCTGAAGAGCGATCTGCAATTATTGAAAATGCTAATGTTAAAAGAGAGTCCTCGCAGGCCGCTATTGACGCAGCAATTAGAGAGCGTGATGCGATAGTTGAATCAACCAACGCTTCCATTGAATTTGCTAGCGTTGGAAAGGAAGCAAATGAAGTAACAAAGGATACATCCAGAAGCCTTGATGAGCTTGCTGAAATCCTAGACATCGCGTCTTCTGCAACAGAATCTACTAGTGGCTCACAAGAGGAGTTAAAAGAGAATTTAGAAGGAACCACGCAAGCTGCTGATCAGTTGAGAGACTCTGCTGACCAGCTGGGTCGGGATTTCGAGCAAGAATTCACTCGCCTATCTACTGGGTTCGAGGATGTGAGGCTAGAGTCTGAGAAAACAGCACAAGGCGCTGTTTCTGATGCTGGAGAAATAATTGATTCTCATGGAAACTTGCAGGACGAAGTCTATAGAACCATAGATGTATATGGTGAGATGGCGGCTTCTTTCGAGGGTGCGCTTGGAGATCAGTTTAAAAGCGTACTAGATGGTGGAAAATTTAGTTTTAAAGAGTTTACCAATACTCTTTTAGATTCGTTCAAAAACATGATTGCTGAAATGGCTGCTGCTTGGGCTGCGTCAAAGATATTTGAATTCTTTGGCGGCGGTGGCGGTGGATAGGGGGGTTGATACTGTATCTGGCGGTGTAGTTACAGAGTATTTTAAAGATGCGGCAGTAGGCGCGTATGAACAGTATTTTGGAACTACTGCGGCCTCATCTACTACCGGAGCTTCTAGCCTTGGCGCGAATTCGCTCGGAAGTTCTTCGACCTCTGCATCCTTCACAGGCGGCGGCGCTGCTGGACCTGCGGGCGTGGCGGCTCAAAGCGGTGGAGCAACAGCAACAACGTTTAATGGTAGCGCTGGTGCTTTGGAGGCTTTTGGGGGGCAGGGCGGCGCAGTGAACACAGGCGCAAGCAGTGGCGGCTTTGGTAATGCTGCTGCGGGGGCGGGAATAGTTACAGCAATGTTGGCTCTCCACGCTTTTTCTTCAAACCAAAGCGCAAAGCAAAACGCCCACGCACGAGATATTTTTGCAAATCAAGTTACTTCAGATTTTACAACGGCGGGCGGCGTAAACATTCGCCAAGGCTTTGATCTAAGTGATAAGGAAGACTTTGCATTTGCAGGTGGTGGCAGAAACTTAACGAACGTAATTGATGCGGCTGGTGGGACTACTTTCGGCAACTCTGGGAACGTTGGTGGATTTGTACAGTATCGAGGCGCTATTGAGGAGGTAAACGACACCTTAAACAACTATTCCCAGGATGTTCAAGAATTCCAGATAATGGAGCAGAGGGGGCTGGCTGAATCTTTAGTTGGAACTATGCGGAAGGATGAGCAGGAAAGTATCTTATCTGCGAACAGAAAGACACAGGCAGCAGAGTTTGTTGCTTCACAAGAAATAGCAGCTGAGAGATCAGTATTATCATCTAATCTAATTGCAACGGCTTACGGCGGCGTTAACACGACCGTTGAAGGTGTTGCGTTGGCTATTGAGGATGGCCTAATCACGGCCGCTGAGGCTGCTGAGAATGGTTTGAGTTCAAGTGCGGTGGGGATGATATCGAATCTAGGTGTTATCTCTAACGGAGCGGCCTCAACAGCTGCAAACATCATCAGTAAGTTTGGAAGCGTTGACAGTACGATGGCTGGCGTTAGCGCTGCGATAGCGGACGGCTTTATAACTGCTGCTGAGGCATCTGCCAACGGCTTGTCTAGTATGTCAGTTGGTGCTGTAACTAACATCAATGCAATAGGAGCTGCGGCGGCTAATGCGAGTGCTGCGGTTGCTTCAATCCCTGCTAGAGGGGGAGACGGCGGAAGCCCTTCGTTTACCCCGTCACCAGCACCTACTGGCGGGGCGGGAATTTCACAAAGAGCGCACGGCGGCCTGGTTAACAATCGTGGGCTTGTCGAGCTTGCAGAAGAAGGCCCAGAGCTTGTATTAGACGCTGACATTACTAGAAAGATTATGTCGCATTTCAATCAAGCGCCAACAGCAAGATCAAGAACAACGACAACCAATACATCCGATTCTCGTCAATCAAATATAGATCGAATGTTTAATGTCGCAAAAGACGGTCAAGATATGAAACAAACAAATCGGTTACTTGAACGATTGATAATGATGACGGAAGAAAGTGCAAGACATCAGCGCAGGTTTAACTAGTGTTTAATCTTGAAGATTTTCTAAGCGACCCGTCAACTGATAAAACAATATTATTATCTCTGAATTTTCGCAATCCTTCAAACGGAGATAACGTCCCTTTATTTTTATCTAACAGGCATTATTACGGAATACCTAATAGATACGGGGTGACTGATAGGGTCGAATGGAAAGCTCTAATTTTGCCTGGGGTGTCTGTGGAGACTGATGGTTCCAGGATAACAAATGGCGGAATAACTGGCGGGGTTATCAGAAATAGCTTTAGTGGTTTTAATCTTGACAATAGCAACGATGAATTAACTGAGTTTTTCAATTATGATTTGGTTCGCGGTTATTGGTATATCGGGAGTGGAAGAGAACCTATAGAGAACTTTTTTGAGAAAAGAATATGGACAGGGAGATTTTACTCAAACGGCAATAGGGACGCAGTTTTTGAGATATCAGACGAATTGTCGAGACTGGAAAAAAGGTTTTGCAAATTTAGGGAGACAAATGCCACTTGGGAGACTTTTAACCATCCTAGAGTTGAGGCTTATGGCTCTATTCAGCATTTCACGCCTGTATTAGACGAAATAAATGGATCAGTTCATAGGTACAGACTAGATCAAACATTTGCTGGAGCAAATGGGTCTAGCTCTGTTTATGTGGATGGCAGACTAACAACGCACACTATACATCCGTCAGGTAACTTTATATTTATAGATGGCGACCCAGAAGGTACGGTATCGGTAGTTTACTGGGGTAGATCACTTACAAATACAGCTGCAACTACAGCGCAGGGCGTATTTCTAAATATGGGCGAGATAGTCGAGGACGTTTGCTCTAGGTTTTCTGTGACCGTTGACCCTACTGACATAGCATCTCATATAGCTATGAGGCCTCAAACTGTCCAGCTTGTAGAGAGAAGTGACAGGGAGGCCGTAACAGTCATTAATGATTTTATTGCAAGCTCCTTCAGTTATCTATGGGATAACGGAGAAACAGTTAGGTTTAGGTCGTTATACGATCCTGATGGCCCGGAGCCTGTAGACCTTCATATAACTGATAATAATATATTCCAAGACTACGGAGTTAGGGTTGATACTACGATACAGCCAGTATCTTCGATAGATGCGCTTCATGCAATCCCTCAGTCAACATCACAAATACGATCTGAAATAGCCTCCTGGAATTCTTATTTTACAGCCGGAGGCAGGAGAATGTTTTTTGAAGATTCCTCTGTAGAAACAGATTACCAAAATTCTAAGAATTTAAGTGTTTCTTATCCAACTGTTACAAATAACGGCGCTGATATGTACATAAATCACGCCTTCCCTTTGATAAGCAAAAAAAGAATACTCTACGATATTAGGGTTGATATCGGATTATTTCAGATTGGCTTTTTGGATAAGATACATGTCAGGTCAAAATTTGCAGGCCTTTCAAATGGAAAGAACTTGATTGTGTTGCGGGTCAAATATTTGCTGGATCAAAACATAGTAGAAATCACAGGGTGGGGCTAGGATGCCGATAAATTGGAACAGTTTTACTGAGTTTGGTATCGCACACATTCCTTGCGGAGCGCTTTCTGAGAAAGAAAGCACGGCCAATCATGGTCTGACAATGCCAGCAAATGTAAACACGATAAACGCTGGTTCTGCGACTGTTAGTTTTCAGCCTGAAGATGTGTTTAAGCCCGTACAAGAGACCGAGAAATGGGGTTTCTCATTAGTATGTAAGGTTAACTATCCCACTCCCGGCACAAGTTTTGATATCTTTGGTGCAGCAGGCTCAAGTCTGCACATATCAGTTGAAAACGTAGGCGGCAGTATTCGATGGGAGATGGTACTTACCATCGGGGGAATACAGCAGATCATACCCGGATCTTACAATGGAACAGGAAGTAAATATGTTCATATTAGAGCTTATCTGCTAAGGCCGTTTTATCAAGAATTTGACGACAGCACGTCGTTTAAAGATATTCGATTTGAGGTGACGGAGCTTGACTCAAGCTCTTCAATGGATGGTGTGTTAACTGATGAGGTGGTATATCTAGGTGAACCTGCATATACAGGCAATAGTGAGTTAAAGGGATGTTCTCCCTTATACATGGAGTTTAGCCAGAGATTCTTTGCTGATTCTACTCATGGGAATATAAACCCAAGACAATACTTTCAGGCATGGATGTTTTGCGCTGGTTCTGGTTCCACAGTAGAGACTTGTACAAATTATCCCGCACAAAGAAGTATGACAGGTGCTACATGGTCGAACACAACAGACTATGAAGCTAGGGGATTCTTTAGGCATTGTGTAGAGGATAGTGTAACGGCTGGATTGTTGTGGCCTCCAGATGTAT